TCTATTGTTCGTAATGTTCGGCTATTGTTCGCTTTTATGAAGTGTCAAACGTACATTAGTGTTTAGTGACATCTAATGGCAATTACTACAATGCAATGAAGTAACCTGCCTATCAGCTTTTGTAGTTTGTTTTGTTTTCTTACTATCTATATCTATTGTTCTATTTATTAATTATTGTATCTAATGGGTAAAGTTAGTGTCGCACTAACAATGTTCGTTTATAAACGTATTCGTCCTCCCCCCTCCAGCCTAGTTCACACTCTTGAAAACAGCGAACAATCGAACATTGTATTTAAATCAATAACTTGATAGCGAACAATGTAAGAACATTACACCAAACAACAGAACATTACACTCCTACACACGTACTGACATCATTTGACATGATTAGCTACTTGTGTTATAATAGATATGTTGCTAGGGGGTTTCATCAGTTCGCTTCCTTGTCCTATGACAGGTACCCCTTAGCAACAACCTAAACTAAATGTCACACAGGAGAACGACATGTCACACGAAAGCAATGTTAGTGTCGCACTAACAAACGACCATGCAGTTACGGCACCATCCATCGGTTCTAGTTCTATGTTGGTAGAACTAAGCATAAGTACATGGACTGGGCGTAAGTTAGATAAGCGTGCATCAAAAGATGTCACCACAACCAACCAAGCTGATGCAGGTATCGCAAACGTGCACAAGAAGTTACTGGGCAATTGTGATGAACTCTCAGCGGTACAGAAGTTTACCGCTAATGTTCGTAACCTACATTACAGCATGACAATGCCGTGGTCAGACACGGGCCTTCGGTTACTACCGACTGCTCAGTATTTCAAATACCATAAGGCAATGACCGAGGTACAGAATGAGTACAGCCGAATGGTTCAAGACTTTATTGACACATACGACTGGGCTATCACTCAGTCACAAGCACGACTGGGTTACTTGTTTTCACATGATGACTACCCATCGGCGGAGAGTATAGCGAACAAGTTTGACTTTAGGTTCTCTTACATACCACTGCCAGATGCAGGTGACTTCAGAGTAGACATAGGTAACGAGGGTAACGAGTTAGTACGTGAGCACTACCAAGCGTATTACTCTACCCAACTGACCAATGCCATGAATGACGTGTGGCAACGAGCGTTCAAAGCATTGACCAAGATGTCCGAGCGTCTCGACTATGCCGACCATGAACAGAAGAAAGTGTTTCGTGACACGCTTGTGTCTAACGTGGTTGACCTTGTTGACCTACTGGATGTATGCAACGTAACAGGTGACAGTCAGATGTCATCTATGCGCATGAAGTTAGACGATGCGTTACGCGGTATCACACCCGATGCACTGCGCGAGGATGGCTACCTTCGTGCTGAAACCAAACGTGCTGTTGATGATGTCATCAATGCACTTCCATCAATAGACCTTTAAATAGTTAGTGTCGCACTAACAAACCAACGGAGAAGTATCATGAACTCAGCAATCCAAATGTATTCACTGGGCCTAGACCAGATAGCAACATCAATACTCAATGGTGGTAACAAACGTACTGTACTTGTGCAAGGGCACATGGGTACAGGTAAGTCATCACTACTTACCACGTTATCACGTGAGCTACCTAAGCACGCACCCTGCTACTTTGACTGTACTACCAAGGACTTGGGTGACATCACCATACCCAAGATGAACCAACTAGACGATGCCGATTACGTTTCGTACGCAACTAATGAGGAGTTAGGTGCACACCACAAGGGGCCTATCATTCTCATGATCGACGAGTATGGCAAGGCTAACCCTGCGGTGAAGAACGCGTTACTACGTATTATGTTGGAGCGTAAGATCGGTGGGTACACACTGCACCCTGACTCGTTAGTCTTTGCTACCACTAACCTTGGTGCTGAGGGTGTAGGTGATTTACTACCACCGCATGCACGTAACAGGATCACGGTGATTACTGCACGTAAGCCTGACAACATGGAGTGGATAGAGTGGGCCATCAACAACGGTGTAGATCACACGTTACTGGGTTGGTGTAAGGATAATCCTCACTTGTTTCATGGCTTTGATGATGTCAAAGACCCTGATGATAACCCATACATCTACCACCCCAAGCAACAACGCACCGCGTTTGTTACACCGCGTTCACTTGAGGCCGCGTCCGACTGGTTGAAGATACGTGAACACTTCGATGATCAAACATTAACAGGTTTACTCATGGGTACTATCGGTGAACGTGGCGCTATGGACTTGATGGCTTTCGTTAAGCTGGCTGACCAACTACCTTCACTACAATCTATCAAGGATGACCCCAAGCTAGCCAAGGTTCCTGACTCTGCCGCAGCTGTGTGTATGGTTGTTTACCGCAGCCTAGCAAACCTCAGTTCCGATTGGGTTGACTCATGGATGGACTACATGGTTCGCCTCGACAAGGAAGCGCAAGGTATGTTTGCTAATGGGTGTAGTGCCGACAAGTACGCACACCGTAAGGTCGTAATGACCAACAAGAAGTTTACTCAATGGGCAATGGACAATAACTATATGTTCGCAGCCGATAAGAAGTAGGAGAATAATTATGTTAGCTATAGGTAAACAACTTACACCAGAGCAGCGGCTATCCAAGTCAGTCGTTGACATCATGGGCAATGCTAAATATGTTGCCCTTGCAGGTGTGCTTATGATTGGTGATCGTTCAGTAGTGGACGATGTACCAACAGCATGTACCAATGGACGTGACGAAATGTACGGACGAGACTTCGTTGACTCACTCAACGATGCAGAGCTACGGTTCCTTGTTCTTCATGAGGTGTACCATAAGCTGTACAAACACCTTACCACATGGCAGCACCTGTATGCCCAAGATGCACAGCTTGCAAACATGGCGTGTGACTATGTGATCAACATCAAGATTGCAGATGACAACACCGATGGTTGGGCAGTTATGCCGCAGCGTGGTTGCCTTGATGATAAGTACCGAGACTGGGACAGCGCCGCAGTCTTTAATGACTTACGTGTTAACGGCCCACCACAAGAAGGCCAAGGTGGTGAAGGCGGTACCACTGGTAACAACAACACCGCTGTAGGTGGCGATGGGCCACAAGGTTTTGATAGCCATGACTGGGAGGGTGCGCAAGAACTTACACCAGACGAGAAGCGAGAGCTGGCACGTGATGTTGACGAGGCAATACGTCAGGGTGCGTTGATCGCAGGTAAGCTGGGATCAGGTGGTGGTCGTGACCTTGAGGACTTACTCGCACCGCAGATAGATTGGCGCGAGGTACTACGTGAGTTTATACAGACGACATGTGCAGGTAGTGACTACTCTACATGGCAACGGCCTAACAGACGTTACGTGTCATCAGGTTACTACATGCCTAGTGGTATTAGCGAGCAGGTGGGAGAGTTAGTCATTGCTGTTGATACGTCAGGTTCTATAGGTCAGGTCGAACTCACCTCGTTTATGTCGGAGATCAAATCAATCTGTGACACGGTACACCCTGACCATATCCGCTTGCTCTACTGGGACACACGTGTGTGTCAGGACGAGAAGTACGACATGCACGAACTCGATGACTTAGTGAGTACGACTAAGCCCAAGGGTGGTGGTGGCACTGATGTTGAGTGTGTTACCGACTACCTAACCGAGCATGGTGTCAAGCCACAAGCAGCGATTGTTCTTACCGATGGGTATCTTGGTGGAACATGGGGTCAATGGTCTTGCCCTGTGCTATGGTGCATACTAGATAACAAGAGTGCAACGCCTGATACAGGTAAGCACGTAAACATAACATCAAGGGATATGTAATATGACTCAATCTTTAACGGATTACCAAGAAGCAGTAGAACTTGTTGAGAGTATTATCGACAAGCATTGTGAGGATCTATTGCTTGATGTAGTTCCATTTGATAGTAAGGGTGCAGTATGCACCGTACTCAAACAAACCAATGCGATCAAGTACGCATTAAACAAAGTAAGAAACGGATAAGTCTAGGAGAATGACGATGAGCAGATATGACTATACACTTGTTAGTGACACACTAACAAAAACCGATTTCAGAATTGGTACAGAAGCAGAGCCATTTGCTGAGAGAGTATGTAAAGAGTTACGTGTAAAGATGCAACCAAAAGACTCTTACAGTTACTGGATATACCGAGACGATTGCCCCTACGTATTAGGGTGGGTTGGCTACGCTGACTACCGAACTGGTGGTGATGGTACACCCATGTATACCGTACAGGCACGTACAATTGTTAACGGTAAGTATGCTGATTACAGTCAACAATACTTCATGAAGATGTCTGTCAATATAGACGTAGCAGTACGTAATGCTAAGAAGTTTATACGTATGATGTCACCACAAGAGCTGGCAGGCACACGTTTGCGAGACGCATCTAATGCAGTGGACAGTGTTGTTGAGGCTGCAAAAAATGATTACGTTGCAGTACGTGAGAAGGTGTTAGACGTTGAGACTAGTATGTATTCGGCACGTCTCAATGAGGGGTCTACTCTAGTCACTGAACTGCGCCACCTTATGATCAGTAACCATGAGTTTATTGATAATTCATTTGGAGAAAATCTTACGGCTTTCTTTGCTAAGAGTGATGAACTACAACGATTAAGATCACGTACTGTACCGATGTGGTATGTTCGTGTATACGAACGTATGGAGCAGCAGACGTTTGATGTGCTAGACATCGACAAGGCTGAGAGTCGCTACAGTGCAGAGATTAGTGACGATGTAAAACGCTATACAGCAGACACGTTACCCGAAGAAATCATGCAGAAGGTATCAGTGCTCAGTATCTTGCAAGCCAATGATTACGTTGATGATGTTGGATTCTCTGCGGGAGATGGTATGTTCTATGTCGTGCGATAACGACTTACCACATGATGATAACATATACCGTATTTACGTAGATCCACACACGCACGCTGTCGAGGTGTCATGTATTGGCATGGAAGTTGACAGCGTGCTCAGTGGAGAGTACCCTTTAGTAGATGACCTACCCTTGTGGATGCAGGAGAAGGTTGCCCTACTAATGATGACCTCATTGGATAAGCCAACTAGTGAGGTTGCAGGAGTAGGCAGACGGATTGATAATAATGTCTATTGGATATTCCGTGTGCAATGTTAGTGCGACACTAACAAGGGGGGTGGTTCGCTACCCCCCAACTTTTATTTTGATACCAGTTTTGATACCAGTTCCGAGGAGAAATATAAAATGGCGATGACACCAGAAGCAAAAGTTAAGAAGAAAGTAACAGCGCACCTAAAGACGTTAGGAGCCTACTACTTCTATCCAGTCACTGGAGGTTACGGTAAGAGTGGTGTACCTGACATAATCGGTTGCTACGAGAGTAGATTCTTTGGCATAGAATGTAAAGCAGGTAAAAATAAACCAACTCCCTTGCAAGAAAAGAATTTATCTGATATAAAAGACAACGGTGGCGTAAGTATTGTAATCAATGAAGACAATATAGATGACGTTTTGATCTATGTTGGTGGTAAACACCACGACCCACGACAACTTGAGTTAGATTTTGATACCAGTTTCTAGGAGAAACATAGTATGTCTTATAAAGATAATATTACAGCTACCTTTAATAGAGCACTACTAAGGAAGTTAGGGAAGGAAGCAAGGAAAACTTCTACGGAAGAAACTTCTTACCAAACTACTAATAATAACCTTGTTGAGAAAAGACGTTACATTGAAGATGCCGCCCTTGCAAAAGAGTTAGGCGTAAGTATTAAGGAATTAACCGAAAACACTACCCCATTGGGGCAATCAAAAAAGCCAAAGGATAGGGTTGATCTAGGGTTATCGCCCAGTTGCATTGTAGAAGAAATTGACTGTACTAAGGATAAGAAGTGATCAGTGCGACTGTGATGTGTCTCGCTTTAAACCTCTACTTTGAGGCACGTAGTGAGTCGATAGCAGGTCAGCTTATGGTTGGCTTCTCTACAATGAACCGTGTAGCAGATAGCCGATACCCTGATACAGTTTGTGAAGTGGTCAAGCAAGCCCGATACAATGCTTGGAGCAAAGACCCTATTAGACACCAGTGCCAGTACAGCTGGTTTTGTGATGGAATGTCTGACACGCCTAAAAATGAAAAAGCTATGTTAGAAGCTACCATACTAGCGCAGCATATATATCATGGTGAAGTCACCGATATATCACAAGGTGCTACGCATTACTTTGCCGATTGGATTGAACCACCAAAATGGGCTGCTAACATGACATTGGTTACTCACATAGACCAACATCTGTTTTACCGATAGGGATAAAAATTAGTATGGAAGATAAGCCTAAAGCTAAACGAACTAAAGCTGAATGGATAACCATTGCAAGCCACTGTTTCCATGCACACCTTATTGCACCGAAGTATTCACCGATGCGGTTGCTTTTTTCTTGGGGGGAAAAGTACGCTATAAAAAAAGCCGCACAATCCCCTGAGTAACTTTATGATCACCACAGACGTTAACCGTACGAGCGTCTGTGATAACTTGTTATATCGTACGAGCATTAGGAGAACGACATGAGTAGTAAAAAACAAAAGCAGGTCTGGAAACACTTAGAAGCAAACCCAACTCATACAGCAGCACAGGTCTCAAAGGCCACTGGTATATCGTATGGGTACGCTTACAAGTTAATGCGTAAGGAGGAAGTAAAAGACATTATAAAAAAGCCACAAGCTACCAACCAAAAAAAGGTTGGTGGGCAAAATTACGTGGGCTTATCCGTAGAACCTTGGCAGTTAATGGAACAGTGGATGACTAAAGAAGAGTTCGTTGGATTCTTAAAGGGTAGCATCTTCTTGTCACTAGGAGAGAAGAACCCTAACGACTTAGGTAGGGCAGGTAACTACATGCAGAAGTTGTTGAGGATGAAGTGATGGACTTGATCACGTTAGATTTTGAAACATACTATGACAAGGATTTTTCCTTGTCTAAGTTAACTACTGAGGAGTACGTACGCGACCACCGATTTTCGGTGGTTGGCGTGGGTATAAAGGTGAATAATGAGGGAACTGAATGGGCGAGTGGTACACACGAACAACTTAAACAATACTTACACACCTTCAACTGGTCAGAAAGTATGGTTCTTGCTCACAACACTATGTTTGATGGTGCCATTCTTTCTTGGTTGTTTGACATTCATCCTCGCGTGTATACCGATACTCTGTGTATTGCCCGTGCTTTACATGGGGTTGAAGTTGGTGGAAGTCTCAGGGCGTTGTCTGACCGCTACCAGATTGGCACTAAGGGAACCGAAGTATTAAACGCCATAGGTAAACAGCGAACCGATTTCTCCGAGGGGGATTTGGCGCTGTACGGTGACTACTGTATAAATGATGTCGAGTTAACGTACAAACTCTTTAACATCTTTCTAAAGAAAGGCTTCCCTAAACAAGAACTGATGATGATTGACATGACACTACGTATGTTTACTGAACCGTTCTTGGAGTTAGATATTGAATTGCTTGAACAACATCTTGAAGACACACGTGAACGTAAAGATAAGTTACTTGAGGATTCAGGTCTATCTAAGGAAGACCTTATGTCTAACCCTAAGTTTGCCGCAGTGCTCAAGGGACTGGGTGTAGAGCCACCCATGAAAATAAGTTTACGTACGGGTAAGGAAACATTTGCCTTCGCTAAGAGTGATGAAGAGTTCAAGGCGTTAGTTGATCATGAGGATGACAGGGTACAAGCGGCAGTAGCTGCACGTCTAGGCACAAAGAGCACGCTTGAAGAAACACGTACTCAGAGGTTTATAGACATAGGTAAGCGTGGAACTTTACCGGTACCAGTAAGGTACTACGCTGCACATACTGGGCGGTGGGGTGGTGATGATAAGATCAACATGCAGAACCTACCTAGTCGTGGACTAAATGGTAAGAAGTTAAAGCGTAGTATCTTAGCACCCGAAGGTTACACGTTGATTGATTGTGATAGTTCACAGATCGAAGCGCGTGTACTTGCGTGGCTTGCTGATCAAGATGACCTTACACAATCGTTCGCCAATAACGAAGATGTATACAAAGTTATGGCTGCTCGTATCTATGGCATACCCGAAGACGAAGTAACTAAAGACCAACGATTTGTAGGTAAGACTACTATCCTTGGCGCAGGTTATGGAATGGGTGCTGTAAGGTTTCAAGAACAGCTAAAGGGTTTTGGGTTTGATATGGAACTGGATGAGGCTAGACGCGTCATTAACATATACCGTGAAGCTAACTGGAAAATAAATCAGCTATGGCGCAACTGCCAAAACATGGTCAAGTACATGGTCAACGGTGATACCATACAGATAGGTAAGGAAGGTGTGGTATCAGTGTTGGGGCCTGAACAAGGTATTCTGCTACCATCAGGTTTGACACTACGTTATGACGACTTATCAGGTGATCAGGGTGAGAAAGGTATTGAGTATAGTTACAGGACAAGACGAGGGCGTACCCGAATCTATGGTGGTAAAGTAACAGAGAATGTATGTCAGGCTATAGCACGTTGCATTATCGGTGAGCAAATGTTACAAATCAGTAAAGAATGTCGTGTTGTACTAACAGTACATGACTCCATTGTTGTATGCGTAAAAGACGAGGACGTGCCTGAATCAAGAGCGTTTGTTGAGAAGTGCATGCGTTGGACACCTGATTGGGCAAAAGGTCTACCTATCAATTGTGAAAGTGGCATAGGGAAATCTTACGGAGATTGTGAATGAGTATAGCACCGTGGTCGTTCAGTAAGATTAAATCATTTGAACAATGCCCTAAACAGTTTTACCATGAGAAAATACTTAAAGAGTATCCTTTCGTTCAGACTACTGCCATATTGTACGGCAATGAGTTTCACAAAGCAGCCGAAGATTATGTTGGTAGTGGTACTCCACTTGATAAGAGGTTTTACTACGCCAAAGCTATGCTTGATTCCCTCAATGCTAAACGAGGGGTCAAGCTGTGTGAACAGAAAGTAGGCGTTACTGAGAACTTAACTTCATGTGGATTCTACGACAAAGATGTGTGGTTCCGTGGGATTATAGACCTGTTGATTGTTGATACGTTAGGTGAGACTGCTTGGGTTATTGACTACAAGACTGGTAAGAACGCACGTTACGCAGATAAGGGGCAACTAGAACTGATGGCTCTGGCTGTGTTTTTACACTACCCCGAAGTAAAGAAAATTAAAGCAGGGTTATTGTTTGTTGTTAGCAATGACCTTATTAAATCAAAGTATCATGAGTATGATACCAGTTCCTTATGGGCTAAATGGTTAGGTAAGTATGAAGCCATGAAAATAGCTGCTGATAAAAACGTCTGGAATCCGCGCCCAAGTGGGCTGTGCAAGAGGCACTGCCCTGTTACCGTGTGCGCTCACAATGGGAGTAACTAATGCCGTACAAAAATAAAGAAGATCGTAAAAAACAAACCAACAAACCTGTAGGTAGTAAAGAGTTTAAGGCACGTATGGAAAGGCAGCGTGCCAGAAGGGAAATGGATAGTACAGGTAAAGACGCTAACAAGAATGGTAAAGCTGACAAGCGGGAAGGTAAGGACGTAGCGCACAAGAAGCCGTTGGCACGTGGGGGTTCCAACAAAGATGGTGTTACAGTACAAAGCCGAAACAAGAACCGTACGGCAGGGGGAGCATTGAGTAAAGGCCCGAAGAAAAAATAGTTAGTGGTACACTAACACCGCGCCATTTGGCGTTGCGATGGAGAACAATGTGCGAATACTAGATAACAAGGCAATATTACTGCGCCTGAAAAACCCGAACAAAGTTACTACAGTTGTCGAGAAGAGTCGAGAACTGCCAAACAATCAAGTGGTAGTTAACTGGGGTTTGGAAGAAGTACACACCCTAAAGAATTTAAATATAAACGTACCCTCACCTATTGAAGGTAAGTATAAATGGTCTGGGCAATACAAACCGTATGACCACCAGAAAACCACCTCTGCATTTCTTACTATGAACCGAAAGGCTTTTTGTTTTAACGAGCAAGGTACAGGTAAAACTGCGTCTGCTATATGGGCATCTGATTTTCTAATGACGGAAGGTAAGATAAGGCGTGTGTTGGTTATCTGCCCACTGTCGATAATGGATAGCGCATGGCGTAATGACTTGTTTAGTTTTGCTATGCACCGAACAGTTGATGTGGCATACGGTGCTAAAGAGAAGCGTAAGAAGATCATAAACCAAGGCTCTGATTATGTCATCATTAACTACGATGGGGTAGAGATTGTAGCTGATGACATAGCCAAGGGTGGGTTCGACTGCATCATAGTAGATGAAGCTACTCACTATAAGAACGCGCAGACTAAACGGTGGAAGACACTCAATAAGTTATTAACCGACCAGACTTGGTTGTGGATGATGACAGGTACACCTGCGGCTCAATCACCCCTTGATGCTTACGGTATTGCTAAGCTGGTTAACCCCACTGCGGTGCCAAGATTTTTTGGTTCGTTCCGTGACATGGTGATGTACAAGATCACCAACTTCAAATGGAAGCCAAAAGAAACTGCTTCGGATACAGTGTACAACGCACTACAACCTGCTATCAGGTACACCAAAGATGAATGTTTGGATTTACCCCCCTTGGTGTATACCAAACGAGAGGTAGAACTTACACGCCAACAGAAAAAGTATTACAAGGAACTTAAAGACAGACTTGTTTTACAGACAGCAGGTGAGGAAGTAACTGCGCCCAACGCTGCTATAAGCATGAGCAAACTCCTGCAAATATCTTCTGGTGCAGTATACACCAGCAACGGAGAGACATTAGAGTTTGACATTAAGAACCGATACAAGGTTCTACGTGAAGTGATTGATGAGAGTAGTAAGAAGGTACTTGTGTTCGTGCCATTCAAGCACACTATAGACATCCTCACAAATAAACTACTCGATGATGGAATAGCTACTGAGGTTATACGCGGTGACGTACCTGCGCATAGGCGTACCGATATATTTCACCGATTCCAAACCAAAGATAACCCACGTGTCTTAGTAATTCAACCGCAGTCTGCCGCCCACGGTGTCACGTTAACAGCAGCTAACACAGTTGTATGGTGGGGGCCTACTAGTTCTTTAGAAACTTACGCCCAAGCTAACGCACGTGTTCACAGGTCAGGACAAGATCATAAGTGTACCGTCGTACAGCTCCAAGGTTCAGCAGTAGAGAAACGTGTTTACACACTATTAGATAACAGAATAGACGTACACACAAAAATGATTGATCTCTACAAAGAACTGCTTGACTAAGGTACAATACGATAGTAGAGTGAACCTACCGACACTTTTTGTCGTGCGATTAGGAGAAATAAAAATGAGTGAGGATAAGAAGTTAGCTGAAAAGCTGACACGTGTCTACTTAAAAATCCGAAATAAGAAGGTACAGCTTTCATCGGACTATAAGAAACAAGAAGATGACCTTAATCAAAAACTAGATAAGGTCAAAGCTGCGCTGCTTGACTACTGCAAAGAGCAGGGGCTTGAGAGCGTAAAGACTTCTGAGGGACTTTTCTACCGTTCGGTTAAAACTCGCTACTGGACTAGTGATTGGGAGGCCATGCACAAATTTGTTATGGAGCATGACGTACCTGAGTTTCTGGAAAAGCGGTTGAATCAAACTACTGTAAAAACTTTTCTCGAAGAAAACCCTGAGACCGTCCCTATGGGACTTAACGTAGATTCTGAATATATAATTTCTGTGAGGAAAAAATAATGAACGGCCCTTTTATACCAATTGAAGAATTAGCTAAACACTTTTCCGTATCGGTCTCGACCATACGGGCATGGGTTCGCCAAAGGCACATACCAAAAGATACATACATTAAAGTAGGAAACACCTACCGTTTCTCTATCGCTGATGTATCTGCCGCACTAACTAACAACGAGAATGTGAAGGAAACTCAAGCACAGGTAGGTGGCTTGGAGGCAGTAACTGATGTTACGTCTGTTCAAGGTTACACAGACGATGAGGATTTGTGAGGAGAAACATATGCAGAACGTAGGTGAAGTACGCCGCCGTATTAGTATTAATGGAAATACGTTCCGTGAATATGTTAACGGTGCACAAGGTACCGTGTATGATGGTGCTCTTAATGTGATCATCTTGAACGCTGCCAAAATTTCTAGGTCTTACTATGCAGGTAGTTATAACGCAGGTAAGCCTACACGTCCTACGTGTTGGTCAGCAGATACTAGTGCACCTGCGCCAGAGGTGAGGCAAGAAGATCGTCAAGCCTATCGTTGTATGGACTGCCCTCAAAACATTAGAGGGTCAGGGTCAGGTATGTCACGTGCTTGTCGTTTTGCGCAGCGGTTAGCCGTAGCGGTAGAGAACGACTTTACAAAGGTGTACCAACTGCAACTACCTGCAACATCGTTGTTCGGTAAAGCAAGGGAAGGTAAGATGCCTATGCAAGCCTACGCGCAGTACCTGAGTTCTCATAGTACACCTGCTTTATCTGTGATAACCGAATGTGTGTTTGATCGGGAGAGCGTAGTACCCAAGCTATTCTTTAAGGCGGTACGTCCCCTTGAGGGAAAAGAAGTAGGTCTTGCGGTTTCATTGGCTGAAAGCCAAGAAGCTAAAGAGGCTATAACAATGTCAATATCAACACCCCCACGGGGGTCAATCTTTGCGGAAGTAGACGGATTTGTCTACAGCCCCGTAAATGCAAACTAAGGAGACTTTTATGTCTGAGCAATATCTTATTAAGAAAACCACCGCCCTGTACCCTAGAATAGATAAGACGTACAGATACGACAACGAGCAGCAACGCTCTGTATCGTGTGGAGCAACGGATGACGGTGCTGAATACTCATTGAATTTTGTCATGGACGATGCAACCGCTAAGTCGTTGTGGTCATATATGAAAACAGCTTATGCTACGGAGAAGAAAAAGACTTGGCCTGATATTAAAAACCCATTCAAGAAAACAGATGATGGGATGTGGACTCACAAGGCTAATTTGAAGGGTGCGTATAACGGTGACACCACTAAGAAGCCCTCACAGTTCGATGCAAAAACTAATGAACTACCTGACGACTTTCAGTTGACTACTGGTAGTGTTGTTAACATTGCAGTCAAGGGTATTCCTTACAGTGGTTCTATGGGTGCAGGTTGTTCCCTAAGACTACAAGCAGTTCAGGTTCTAAGACTTGCTGAGCCTAAACAGACGAACCCATTTGGTGCCGAGGACGGATACAACTCTAAGGAGGATAACCCGTTTACAGCAGTGGTTGAAGACGATGCTCGTGCTACCCCCGTTGAGGAGCCTATTGCTGAACCTACAAAAGTTGTAAAGAAAACTGCATCTGCGCCACCTGCGGACGCTAGTGATTTAAGTTCGATTATTGATGACTGGGATGACGAAGATTAAGGAGAACGTCAAAGTAATCGAACTACGCCACAGTGGGAGTAACATCTTTCACTGTGGCGTTCTAGGCAATGGGTGGACTAATGGAAACGAAAACATTTTTATCAAAGGCGTTGAGTAGTGAGGGCTACTATTGCGTTTTTGCGTCACGGTCAGGTGACGGGAAAATAGCGCAGAAGTTTTACGATTCAATAGATGCCGTAATAGATGCTTCTCACAATTACGATAAGGAAGGGTACGATGTTTACTATGGACTAGCTACGTTTGATAAGGCAGGTTCACGTAAAGTTGATAACGTAAACAGATTAAAATCTTTTTTTCTTGACTTGGATTGTGGCCCAAGCAAAGAATTTTTTTCACAAGAACAAGCTATACAGGCACTAAGGAATTTCTGTAAGCGAAACAAACTCCCTAAACCAACTATGATTAATTCAGGGCGTGGTATACACGTGTACTGGTTCCTGTCGGAGTCGGTGTGCCTAGATGATTGGTTGCCTGTAGCGGAACGTCTTAAAAGGTTATGTGCACAACAAGATTTCTTTGCTGACCCCTCAGTAACCTCAGATGCAGCACGCGTGTTAAGAATACCTCACACACATAACTATAAGACTAACCCTCCATCAGATGTAGGCTTCTTTGGTTTAGCCGCTAAGTTTGAGACGGTAGACTTCGATTCGTTTTCGGAGTTGCTTGGGTCTAAGTCGATACCAGTTCCCACAAAAAATATACCTAGGGAATTAAGTACAACCATGCAAAACCTGATGGGTAATCAGGAGAACAATTTTAAAGACATACTTATTAAGACTAATAAGGGTGAAGGATGTGAACAGCTTAAATACATAGTTCGTAATCAAGATACTATGAGTGAGCCATTGTGGAGAGCAGGGTTATCTATCGCTAAGTTTTGCACCGATGGGGAGAAAGCGATACACCTAATGTCTAAAGGACACCCCGAATATACGCCAGACGATACAAAACGTAAGGTAGATCAAATAAAAGGGCCTTATACGTGTGCACGTTTTGACGAGTATAACCCTGATATATGCCAAGACTGCGCTCAATGGGGGGTAATAAAGTCTCCGATTCTACTAGGTAAGAAGTTACGTGAAGCTGAAATTGACGGTGAGGGTAACTATGTAGCGGAAAGCCTTGAAGAGGACAAACCAACTCACGTTATACCTAAGTACCCACCCCCGTATATACGTGGTAGTAGTGGTGGTGTTTACTTACGAACCGCCAACGAAGACGGTGAGGTGGATGAGAAGCGAATATACCATAACGACTTATACGTTGTTAAGCGAATCAAAGACCCAGAGCTAGGTGAGTCGCTGGTTATGCGTTTACACCTACCGCGAGACGGGGTGCAAGAGTTTACACTGCCAATGAGTTCAGTCACGTCAAGCGAAGAGTTTAGGAAAAAACTTTCGTCTCAAGGCGTTGCGATTAAAAAGATGGATGAACTAATGTCATACACACTAAGTTGGGTGGACGAGTTACAAGCCACCAGTACAGCAGACGAGGCACACGTCCAATTTGGATGGGCTGACGATAAGATGGACACATTTATTTTGGGGAACCAAAAGGTGAGACCTGACTGCATAGAATTTAATCCCCCTGCCAATCAAACTGTAGGGTATTTCCCTCACTTTGAAGCAAAAGGCACCTATGAGGGGTGGCGAGAAACCTTAAAATTGTGGGATGGTGATAGGTTTTTACTACAGCAATTTGCATTGGGTATGGGTTTTGGTAGCCCACTAATGGAATTACTAAACGAAAGTTGCGGTGCAGTAGCGTTCATTAACAACGATTCAGGTACAGGTAAAACCATGATGATGTACGCGACAGCAGGTATTTGGGGTAATCCAAAGAAACTTGTTTTGGATAAAGCTGATAGCGTTGCATTTAAAATGAACCGTGCAGAAGTTATGCACAGCTTACCAACGGGTATTGACGAGGTTACAAACCTAACACCTCGTCAGATGTCTGACCTTATATATCAAGGCACGTCAGGTAAGCAGAGAGGACGTATGACTGCTAGTGCAAACGTGGAACGCCACCAAGGTAGAGAGTGGGGCCTATTGATGCAGTACACAGCTAACGCTTCTATCATTGAGACAGTTAGTCGTGGTAAAGCCATGCCGAAAGCGGAAGCGCAGCGGATACTTGAATGTAGAGTGGAGCGTATATTTCACGCTACGAAAGATAAAGAAGTACAGGATAAGTTTAAGAGTGGTGTCTTTGGTAACTACGGACATGCAGGGCCTCCATACATACAATGGGTGATGAGTAATTTAGAGGAGGCAAAAGACATAGTGCAGAAGGTGCAGAGGCGTGTCGATGAGAAAGCAGAACTAACGTCTGAAAACCGTTACTGGTCAGACACAATTACTTCGACGATTGCAGGATTGCTTATCTCCAAAAAGGTTGGGCTTCATGACTTCGATGTACAAAAAATATTCAAGTGGGCATGTACTGATCTTGTAGCGCAGAACAAACGAGGACTTAATGAAATGGGCGGGACAGTCACTGACATACTTGGTGACTTCTTTGCAGAAAACATAAGTTATATCCTGCAAATAAAAAGCACAGTAGATAATCGTGGTACGCATGGTAATGGACTTGATGAGCATGTGATACCCGAACAGGTAGCGCGAGGCAAATTAGTAGCGCGGTATGAGACTGATACAAAATTGTTCTTTGTTAAGCCGAAACCGCTTAAAGAATGGTGTGGTGAATTGCAGATTAACTACGCGCATTTGGTCAGTGAAATTATGAAGAAATGTGGTGGTAAACGTAAGAAGGTACGTATAACAAAAGGCACGCTTTTAGAATTAGGTGCTACTGACGTGATTGTACTAAAGTTTGATACAGGTTCTGATGATGAAGGTATTGAGGACTTATGATCTATCGCCTGATGGCGTAACCATAGAAGTTAATTGGGAGAGCATGGTTATTGGCTCTTCTATCTTTGTACCCTGCATAAATACTGATGAAGCAACAAGGCAGGTTAACAAGATATTCCGTGATAAACACTGGGAACTAGAGCACAGACTACGTATTGAAAGTAAAAATTTAGGGGTACGTTTTTGGCGTACAATGTGATAAAGTTTGGTAGACAGCATTGGTTCACCCCTCACAATTGCCTGTCGTTCTCCGTGACCCCCTCTTCGGAGGGGGTTATTTCATGTTATTCCCCAACTCAAACAAACACTATTTCGTTGGTGGCCTGAAGCCATTTCTTACCCCGTAAAGATGTTCTTCTGCTACCCTACGCATTGCTGGAGACAGGGATATTCCGTTATACATCGTTTCAGAAGTTTTTATGTGTTGTTTCAACGAACGCGCAATTGATTCTGGACTTAGCTCAAAAGTTGGATGCTCTTTGTTATACTTTTGTATATCAGATTTTATGCGTGTAATCTCTGACCAATCCCCTTGCCGAATAGCAATGTAATACTTTTTCGTTAAGTCAGACCGTTGTCGAGAGAGTGAACGATCTATTCGTTTTAGACGTTGGTTCTCTTCTTGAATACGTAAGTATTCTGCTGGGGCGAATCCTAGGAACTGTGTAAACAACTCACCACTCGTCATATCATCGTATATGGGATCGCCTCTTCGTGAGTAGATACCACCGTCTTGTTGGTATCTATCTAATGATTTATACGCATTGGAGAAACCGACAGGTAAAAGGTTTTCTACCCCCCTTTGCATCTCACCGTTGTATAAATCTTTAATACCACGTCCTGTGCGTTTTATTACACTAAGTGCAGGGCCACCCAGATAGTACAAAAAGTCCTCTTCGACAGAAGCGTTAGTGTTATATCGGTTTTCCTGAAGTATCAGTCCAGTTAGACGTACACGCGATGCTACGTCAGAACCTATACCTGCTTGATCAAGTATCTGGTTAAACGCGCCCTTATACCAACCTTCACCAAGGTATTCACGTACTATTTCGTTGGTGTCGTCTTCGTCATCGGAAAACAATATTAGGTCTGCCATAAGTTGCACAGCACCATATAACGGCACACCGTGTATTCCTGCAAAGAATAGAGAAGACAGATGTATACCTGCAATTTGTTTACCTGCAACACTACCAAGAGATTTGGCAACAGAGGCAGGCATACCTTCTGCTATTCTAGCTTCAACATAAACATCAACCATGTCACGTGCGGTTTTAAACATTGTGTAGTACATACGTAGACCATAGGTCTTGTACATACCAGCAACACGTCCAATGTTTTCTTGTACTACACGTGGTGCGGTCTCAAGGGTAGAACCACCGTTGTATTCTTGCGTGTCGTACAGTGCATCTTCCGCTGCTAATTCCCGTTGCTCAGTCGTTGACATATTAGGGTTATCAGTTTCTATGCGGTCTAGTGCCAAGTTGTACGAAGCTACCATAGTCACTTGCCTGTTAAAGCGTTCTGACTGGTTAAACAACATAGCAGAGATACCTGTACCATAATCAAGAGCAGCGGCTACCTTACTTGCCACCGTGTCAGTTTTACGTGCTTTACCACCTTCTTGTAATCCCAAAGCGTCAAAGATAAAGGATCGGTTGAGGTGTCCACGCTCCGACGCCATACGCACCAGTGGGGCTATACGCTCTAACTCCTTTATACGTTCGGCAGGGATGTCTTTTCCTTTTTTCACAACAAAGTCACCGTTATCGGTGATGTCGTAGTACGCATCTATACCATAAGCCACTGAAATCTTTTCTAGCTTAGTTCCCCCGTACCCCCGTGCGCCTGTCACAAACGATGTAGCCTTCATGATTTCATCGTATGTTTTCCTATACCCGTACCGCGCTCCAAGCATGGGGTAGGTAAACATAGGAGTTTGCGCAGTCTGCACCATAGCAGAAGCTACGTTAAAGCCGATTGTGCCAACAAACGCAATTTGGTTAAACGTACGAACATACCGTTCAATACCCTTGTTCTTTGCACCGTACTTGGCAAAGTTCATACGCACTTTAATTTCGTCACGTATTGTATTAAAAGTAAAGTCCTCGGCAGGTACTTCTATTTCGTTAAGTCGTACTTCCATACTTTGAATAAGCGCGTTGTACTTTAACTTCTCTACCTGTCTACCTAAATCAAAGCCTTTAGTCTTCATAGCGTAGACTGCATCTTGCATATATCCGGGCGTACCCTTACGTCTTTGCAGGGACTTAGCGAACGATGACTCTGGGAGTGCGTCAATGAATAGACGCATGATTTCAGATTGTACTGTGGGATCGACATTGTTAGCACTTAGAGAATCAAGCACTTGTTTTACAAACGAGGACGATGGCGCGTTGTTAAAGTCAGAGGTTTTAAAGTCACCATCCATACCTTTAACGGTATTCGATATAACATCAGGGTCTTTCTTTAATTGTTCTAAAACTCGGTTGCGTTGCGCGAAACTATCAAACATCTGAAACACGTATTTATCGGTTTCTGATTTAACTGCACTGTCTTTGTACTGAAACTCTAGTTTGTAGCGACCTTCACGTAGTAGTGGAAAGTAAACATCTAATGTATTACTGTCAAACAACTTAGCAAATACTTCTTTCTTCAATTCTGCCGCTGCGTCAGGGTTATTTTTTAGTGCTTCGTCAATACGCCCGTTAATTGCATCCTTGAGTTTTCCATACAGATCACGGTACATGCCACGCATGGTTTTGTAGGCGTTTTGACCATCATCACCTAATTCTTTCCAATCCTCGCGTTGTGCTAGCCAAACTTTTTCGAGGCTGTTACCGCTTTCGTCCGTCTTGTCTTTATAATAGCTTTTATCTTTAGTCGGGTCTACTTGGTATATAGTAGCCCCGTACTCTTGGCTGTAAATTAAATCGTTAAGATTCTTTTGTTTCGCTTTATTACCACCACTAGCTACCCACTTATCCACAACCTTTACTTGATTACGTACATAGTTGTCAGCAGTTGACATTGAACCACGTTGGTACTCCATCAACTTATGGAACTGATCTGCTAGAACCCCTAGTGCGTTGTCGGCTCTTTTAGCCACGTCACTCAAAGCCTGAGAATCTAATAGTTTTAATTTGGTAAACTCAAGCAGTTCAGTACCAGATTTTACTGCATTATCTTTGCTATCTTTCATTGCAGTTAAAAAACGATCTGACCATTCCTCACGGAATTTATCAGTCAAAGGTAAATTTAACGCTTTTTGCGTGTCATCTATCTCTTTCATTTTTTCTTTAACACCCTCTGCCGTAGATGCCATAGGTAGTTCGTTTGCGTTCCTATATTTTGGTGCGGGTGCAAGTATACCGTCTACAAGCCTATCAGCTACTGTCTGCGCCGATTCAATCTTCTTAGGTTGCATACCAACAAGTTTACGTAAGAAGTTACCTACGCTGTTAAAGAAGCGTTGTAGAGCACTATGCTCTCCTCCCTTTGGATTGATCTGTGCTAGTTTAGCTTGGAACTCAGGGTTAGACATCGCTTCAGATAAAAACTCGTCTACGTCCTTGGCACCATACGCAGTATCAAGATAGGGTTTAACATCCTCAAACAACTTAGTGAGCTGCCGCGTCATAGGGTGACTTTTGTTTGATAACGTAGCAGACGCTGCCGCGTGAGTCATCTCATGCAACAGGACGTGGGGGTTCATGCCGATTTCAGAGTCGAGCTTGATTGTGTTAGTTTCAGGGTCGAACAATCCTGCAACGGGTTCCCCTTCGGCAGTCTTTAAGTTTTCAACAACTTCTACTTTGGTGCTACCACGTTCAGATGGGTCAAACGGTGCGTTAGTAGATTCAATGTTGCCAGAGTCAAATACAATGGATATATCAGTAGTTTGATCCCCACCTTCAACAAAACCTTCGTCCTTTGTGTTTTTAATTACAACGCCATCATTACCATTTTCGTAAGCCTGTTCTAATATAGCTAGGTACTCACCTTCGTCATACGATTTGTCCTTATGGTCTACGACTAAAGGGTTTTCCATACGTAAGTACACGGGCATAACTCTACCCCCTTTGGCTACAATTGACTTTCCTGCAAGACCTATAATCGCTTCGTTAACTTTTTCGTACTTACCTCTTGTAAACTTGTTAAGTGCACCTACAAACCCTCCTTCGTACCCTGAACGCGTGTCTGCGTACGTACTTGCTACAGCGGGATTAGACGCAAAGAAGAAACCCATTCGTGCATCTTCTGCACCTGTAGTTTCACCTAACTGTTCTTTAGAAAACTTAGTAAAGTCAGCGTTCGTACCGTGATAGTAAGTAGTACCTGTATCAAACCCCTGCCCTTTTGCACGTTTTTTACGTGCGTCTACGCCCATACCTAGTCCTTGAGACGTAACAACTAACGAATCTACAACATCAGCCAGCTTGTTAGCCATATTCGCTATACGTTTATCCGCTGTCGTAACAGACAGTGCACGTAGTGCACCCTTTAAGTTGCCAGCACGTAATAGTCCACGTACAGCCGGATGTAGTGGCATGTCGAGTCCCATAACCGAACCACGTTCTAACTTTTTCTCAATCCTAGCGGCTAATTTAACAGCCATTTCTGCTATAAGTTTGTCTTCCGTTTCTACGTTTCTATCTGCTGAGCGAGCTGATTCACCCAATTCCTCTAGGTTGGCACGTGCATCAGTCTGTGCGTCTTCCGCAACCTGCGCGTCTTCTAGTATATCTTTGACAGCTATCTTGGAGTCACGTTGGTTAAACATGTCAATGTAATCGGTGTTTTGGATTCGCTCTATTTGTCGTATTTCATTAGCTAGCGTTTTATCAATCCACGCGTTTGTCTCTGCTGACAAGTTAGCTTTAGCCCAATCAAGTACATCTTGTCCAGACTTACTACCCATACCTTTGAAGAAATCAACTTCGGCTTGGCTCATATCAGGAGTAGTACGGAATTGTGAGGTACTGTTCGCCACATCATAGATAGCCATAAATAGACCGTCACTGGGGCGACGTAGCTTACCTAAATACGTTATCACAGCCTTACCTAACTTATCACGCGCCGTTGCACCGTTAGTTAGTAGTGTAAATATAGTTAGTTTATCGTCAGCTGTAGTCTGCTCTTTACCCACAGATTTGTTAAATTCTTGGCTAGTCTGGTCTGAAAATTGTCTAACTGGTTCTGGTTGCTGGTCAAACAAATCATCCAGTTGTTTATCTTCTTTTGGTGTAGCAGCTTTCTTTACAGGTTCTTTTTTGGTGGTTTGTTTTGGTGTAGTATCTTTCACTTCTGATACAGGTTTAACTTTTTTTGCCGTAGAAGTTTTCTTCTTTACAGATTCTTTTGTTGTAACTTGTTTTGGTGTAGTAGCCTTCTTAACCTGCGCAGGTTTGGCGTCAGATACCAGTTCCTTCTTTGGCGTACCCTTACGGTTTGTTTTTTTCTTTTCTAATGTCTCCGCTGTAGACGAACTAACTTGTAACGGTTCAGGGGGTAAGTTTAATGCACGTTGCTGTTGTCCTTTTCCTCGTACAGGATCGCTAGTGCTTCGTTCAGCATCTGCCACTCCTCTTCCGCTAGGTGGCGTAGACACTTCGGTATCTGGCTGTGTGGTAACAGCGGTAGGTGCGGCTCCCACAGGTGATCTAGGAGTTGAAACGCTAGCTCCACTTGTTGTTGACTGAGATGTTGTAGTTGCTGCATTGGTTTCTCCTTTATCAGGTGCAGCACGTTTGCGTGACTTAGGTTGGAATAAGTCAAGTTGTGCTTCTGGTGTACCTTCAAGGTTTCTAGCTATGTTTAACCGAGTTTTTTCAGGCATTTTTACGTCATTAACAAACTTAACAAACTCATTACGAATCGCAGGATCGTTGAGGTCTTTACCTTCTGTACGCTTACGAATCGCTGCCAAAGGCGCGATGCCAAGCCCGTCCATAAATTCTTTTGTTACTATATTTGGAGCAGTAGGCGTTTCTTCTATGCGGGGTGTCTTACTACGACCCATATTGGGAAACGATAGCTGTGACGGTGCGGCAGGTTTTGCTGCGGCCTTACGCTCTGGAATACGTGCTTCTATATCGTCAAGCTGCGTAGCTTCTGGTGTAGTTTCTATTATAGTTGGTGCTGGCTTTACTTCTTCTTGTGGACGCATACCTGCAAACACATCAGCAGCCCTACGAATACGGTCAACTTCTCGTTCTGTAGGTTTAGCGCGTTCACCACTAGCAATGTTCCGTTGCTCTAATTCTTTAGTAAATTTACGCTCAAGGTTAACGTAACTACCTGTAGTTGGTTCGCCAATAACTGCCTCAAGAGCAGCTTCACGGTCTATAGTACGGTCAGCACTTGCTGCGTCTTTTTGTGCGGCTGTATTAGTTTCTTGCTCAGATTCTCCATATATAGCCGCTAATTCATCTTCAGCTATTTTATCCGCCCGAAACATTCCTTCTAGTTCAGCAATCTCAGCGTCTTCAAGTTCCATCTTATCCAGACGGTCAAGCATGTCTTCTTGCACGGGGGCAACTTGTGTAGGTGCTACTACAGGGTCTGTAATGCTTTCTCGCTGCGGTACTCGTTCTGCGCCCTGTGATTCTAACTGTTCACGTAACGCCACTTCTGGGCGGGCTTCTCTCGCTTCTTGTAGCTCACGTGTAAACAGATCAGGTTGCGCAGCTTCAGCAGTGGCTTGCTCGAAGGCAGCTTCATCATCACGGTCAGCCGCTTCTAGTGCTTGGGTTTCTAACGCAGACGCTTCAGTCTCACGTGCTAACGTCTCAGCTACTACAGGATCAACTGTACTATCTTCTTCTGGTGGTATTTCGCTCGTAGGATCGGTCGCGGATTGCTTTCCCGCACGTCCCTTAACAAAAAAGTCTACTACGCCCTGTAAAATAACACCTGCACCACCACCTGCAACAGCTTCGTCAATTATGCCTGCATCAAGTAATTCTTTTTCAGGGTTGTAGCCCCGTTCATTCATGTTCTGTAAAAATGCGGCTGCGGCTTCCTGTGCAGCTTCTACACCACCTGTACTTAATGCACTACGTATTTTACTACCACCTTCTTCGACAGTTTTACCGCCGATTTTTTCCATTAACCTAGTAGCACCCGGAATTTTTAGTATTTTACCAAGAGGTATAATTTCAAGTGTGCCGATTGCAGCACCACGAAGAGTAGCTTGATCCCGTTCTTTTTTAGTAGCACCTGCCGCACGTGCACGTTCACTGGCTTCACCAGCCCCTGCGCCAACACCTACTGCACCAGCAGTAGTTAAACCTGCAATACCTGCACCTACTGCACCAACGCCAAGAGCAGCGGCACCATAAGTAGCAGCGGCAGCGGCACCTAATGTGCTGACAACAGAACCTAAACCAGAAGATATTTGATAGGTTAAGGCATCTTGATCCCCACCTTCTGGACGTAGGTAATCGGCTGCGGATTGTATTTTATCACGAGCAGAAAGTTCACTGTCTTCTTCAAGAAGTGCAGCGCCACCTAATGCCGCCATCTCTCCAGTATTAACAACACCCGCGCCAAAGCCTGACATGATGTTCTCAATAAACCCTGATTCTTCTGAACTAGAACGACGTATCTCCGCTAGTAAATCCGCTTGCCCAGCAAAAGTGTTTTTACTAGGCATTGCACGGCGAAGTTCCGCTGCTAATATTTTAGCGTCTTCAGTATTACCCGCTTTATCTGCATTTATTAGAGCTTGTTCAAGTTGTGCTAAATTTGCCATAAGTACCTACTATTGATTACGGTTTAAAGCGGCTTGACCTGCCTCAGTTAGCGTAAAATCTGATGAAGTGGGTGAAGTAGGCATTTTGCCACTACCGCCATTAAAAATTTTCATAAATTGACTTTGGGTGGCTAATATCCCTCCCTTCTCCAATAATTCTGTTGTTTGTAGAAGCGAAAGATTGTAAGCCCGTTCAACTATATCTGCGATATTACTTGGTGGCTTATCACTAGCTGCTAAATTTTTTGCAGCTATAAGTGCTGGGTTTTCTGCTAACTCGCTTTGATATAGCTCTGTCGTAAACTGCGCTAGTTTTTGTAACTCCTGCCCCGCGTGTTGACGTTTTTCTCCAGCAGCAATATCCATACGTAGCGCATTGGTCATTTGAATCTCGAATTGTTTTAACTTATTTCCTATGTTATTTTGGTTAGTATCCAGTTCATTTTTTGCGGCCTGTAGTGCTAGTTGAACTTGGTCTCCACTCGTACTAGCCAATATACTTCCTATAGAACGTTGATTAGCCATAGCTTGATCATAAGCTCCTTTACCAGACTCCAATGCTGAACCAGCAATTTTTAAGTCCATGTCCATTGCACTTTGTTCAATACCTAAACGGCTCAATAATCGGTCGCGGGACGATTTTTCTTGTGCGGAACGTTCATCTGCCATACCTTGAGAGCCACCAGCCATAGTCTGACCAAAGCTGCCACCACCTGCGGTACCACGTAAAAATGCTGAAATCTCTTGGTCTCGTAACTTGTCAGGGTCTTGTTGACTAACGTCCATAGCCTTGAGTTGTTCAAGGTAATTATTCATTGTATCAGCTTTTTTACCCCGTCCAAGGAATGAAGAGGCTTCGTCTCGTTTTTTTATCATTGCAGCGTCAGGGTCTTGTGGGCCAAGTCCTGCTTGAGTTAGTATGTTTTGACCTGTTTGGTTAGCGTTTATACCTGTCATATCTATAGGTACATTAGTCAGTGTATCTATAGACCCAAGACCAAAATTTTGTGGCGCAGCTTCTTCTTCAACTACTGGCGCAGCTTCTTCTTCAACTACTGGCGCAACCACTTCTTTTTCTTCTTCTTCGACTTCATTTTGGGGGTAGATGAACGATTGTTCAGCTTTAGGTTTTGCTAACTTACGCGCTTCTGACATGAAGTTTTCTACCTTGTCCCGATTGTCTTGTCCACTTGCGGTACGTTCGAGAATAGTTCTAATTTCTTCATCTGTCATTTTCATACGGTTGCTTGGTGAAATATTACCTTGACCGCCCGTACTACGATACTTATCAATATCGGCTTGCGTTATAGGCCCTCCTGCTGCAAATGCAACTATGCCACCTTCTGCCATACGCATTGGGGCTTGCCCCTGTTGCCGTTGTGCTAATGCACCCAACCCAGACTGTACTTGCTGCATCTGTTGAGGACTTGGTGCGCCTTTTTTAGCAACATTCTGCATGTTTTTTTGCTGTCTATTCTGCGCATTTTGCATGATCCCTGCCGTTTGTTTGGTAAGGTCTTGCTTAGTCATCTCAAGTAACTGACGTTCTTTTTGCTGTTTGATAGTCTGAGGATCTTGTTGCATTTCTAACTGTATTTTACGCATAGCATCATCTTTCTCAGACTTCAGACGCTGTAGTGCTAATAAGTCAAGCAGCTCTTTGTTATTTGCATAGCGTTGTTGCAATGCTTGAGGATTACCTCTGTACGCATCTACACGTTGCGCAATATCTTGATCAATTGCCATTATATTCTCCTATTAATAGCCGATTTTATCACCAGAATTTGGCACTATGGGATCTTGCTTTTTCTGTTCTTGAGGTAAGAACACTTTATCAAGTAGATCATATACTCCACCAGAACCTGCTAAAAAATCCGACAACGCACTAGGTTGTGCATAATTATATGATTGCGCGGCAATAGGTAATCCTTGTAACAACGACTGCTGATACTGCACTTGTTTGTATGGGAAATCTCTTTCTTCTTCAAACTGAAGTCGATCTGCTGTAATACCTTCTTGTTCAATATTACGTTGAAGCTGCCCTGCTTGTATTTGATTAGCCAATCCTTGCAAGCCAAATTGATTTGCAAAGTTTTGTGACTGTTGTCCTTGCTGTTGTTCTGTGTTGAACTGTCCTTGTGCTTGTTGATACGCTTGATTGTATCCTTGACCCGTAACATTTGCCATATTTGCTAACATTGCACGACTAAGTTCTGTATCAGCTAATGCCTGCCTAGACCCACCATAAGCACCAGCTTGAGTAAGACGGCCTGCTTGGTTGACACGTGACATCTCAGTTTGTCTACGTAGTTCATCAAGTTGTGGCTGTAAAGCTGCATTAACATACGGATTCATGTACTGTTGTGCAGTACCTTCTTGCGTAAAAGACTGTGGTTGGTAGTTACCCATTTGTTCTGTTGGGACTGTTAACCCTGCAATACCTTGAAACGCTTGATTCTGTAAATCTGATTGACTCGCAGTAAGAGGCCCTGAATACCCTTGATAGTTTTCATTGGAAAGTGCAGCACCTTTGCCAAGCATAGACGTTACGTATGGCCCTGCCCAATTGGATAAGGAGGATTCCCTACCTGTTTCTTGTCCTACAATAGATTCAGCCATTTCTCACCTCACATTGGTAATACGATTTTAGGGTCAATCTCTTTACCCTGTTTTTTGTTGCCTGTACGTTCTTTTCGTACACGACCCATCATTTGTTCTAAAACTTTTGCACCCGCCTCGGAGTTTCCATTACCAAGGTGACTAACAACATCCGCAGGAATAACAAACTCACCATCACTTAGACGTGCTTCTTGTTGCCCATCAATCCGTGCAGGTACTTCATCTGACATTCCATCAGTGTTACCGTTTAAATACTTACCTTTTTCTAATCCTGCAAGTCCACCTTCTGCCATTTGTACTGGTTTTGGACGTTGTTGCCGGGCTGGATTACGTATGTTAGTTTCTGATAACTCAGCAGCCTGTGTCGCCATACGTGAATTTGCACCGGCTATATCTTCATCTCCAGCTACGTATTGCGTATCAGTAAAGTATCTACGTCCAGAACTACCGGGGCGTCTGTTAGGATCATACATCATCTGCTGCATTTCTCTACCTCCATCTTGAGGGCCATAGAGCGCTTCTAATCCTGTAGGTCGAGCTGTATCCATTGGGCGAATAGAACCATCAGGCATTTTTTCACCACGCATTTGAGGTACTTGCATCCGTTGCGCACGTAAAGCAGGAATACCACCTTGGTATCCTGTCGGTTGAGTTTGCGGTTGTCCCATATCAGACTGACTACCTAAATAACCAAGTCCCATAGAACCAAGACGTACAATGCCCTCTGGACTTGTAAAATAGTCTGCTGCATTACTACCTGCTTGTTTTGCGCCTACACTAAAATCGTCTACTAAGTCACCAAACCATCCCATTACGAACCTCCAATTATATTTAACAACTTATCAGTTGTATCCTGTACTTGTCCACCCTTTGCATACGGAGTAGAAAACATCCCTTCTTGCTGAGGATTAGCAAATATACTACTAAAGTCATAAAGATAACGTAAATTTAACGGATCAGGCTGTCTTGCAGTAACTTGTTGCCCCATAGCATCAGGAGCTTGTAATGCTTGTTGTAAGAATTGACGACTCCCAGCACGTAGTGCTTCATCTTCTATATTGGTAACAATGTTTTGTTCCATTTCAGTAATAGCATCCATTGTCGTATTTAAATTTTCATCTATTTTAGTATTTAAATTTGTTTCGGTATTACTTATTGTATCGTATGTACCTGTTGGAGCGTAAATAGAAGTGTCTGCAACTTGATCGTAAACTTGATCCCCCGCAAATAGTTGTTCTAAAAGTATTTGGTCGTCTGTAGTTATTTGTCCGTCACCAGTAACATCATATTGAGCAAGCTGGTTTTCTTCTATAACTTGAGTACCTGCAATAAGATCAATAACAAAATCAATATCAGTCTGGGTTACTTCTGTTGCAGGTTTACCTACAAGGTCTGCTACAGCGCCAATGTCTTCAGTAAGATTTGTCTCAACATCACCTATTGTTTCTTCTACTCTTGCAACATCACCTATTGTTTCTGTTAGGTTAGTCTCAACATCACCTATTGTTCCTTCTACTCTTGCGACATCATCAATTACTGTATTAATTTCTTCGCGTAGACGATCTTCGGTCATGCCAATTTCGTCTAGTAACTCATCTTTTGTAATGCCTAGCTCGGTAGCTATACTATCAATAGCAGTTTCTAATGCTTCATCTCGTGTAGCACCTGCTTCAAATTCTGCGTATATGCCTGTAGCTTCCTTTGATTCGTCTACATCTGTACTAGGATCATTTGCAATTGCAGGAGAACCTAAAATACTTTTAATAACATTATACGTGGCTGTAGGCGCATACTCGTTTAATTCGGCTAATCTACTAGCTTCAAATCCTGCACTATCTTCTTCACTTTCAGGATCATATTGCCCAACAAACCGATCAACATCTTCTTGTGTTACATCTACAAGACCTAGTTCTTCGTAGGCTGCACGAATTTCACCTGCATCAAAGAACCGTGGGTCAACATACTCATCAATAGCAGTCTTCTGTGTAGTTTGATAGGAGTCGTCGTTTAATTGTCCAGTAAAGTCTGCAACTTCTTCATCTGTTGGATTATACCCAATTTCGCTGAGAAATTCTTTAGACTCATCAGAAGTCATTTGCCGTGGGTCTACATACTCTCCAATAGCACTTGTTTGTACTTCTTCTGTTTTTGATGCAACAAACTGCGCAACTTCTTCTGTAGTAGCCGTATAGTTTGTATCTTCAAAAAATTGTGTAGCTTCATCTACTGTAGTGGCAAGAGGGTCATATTCAGTTCGTGCGGTATCTAAAGTAGTATCAGCAAAGTTCTCTGCTTCTCCTTGACTTACATATGCAGCGGCTAAAGTATCTGTTAACGTCAACCCCTCTTCATCTGCTATAGTTTGTAGCTCATCCCGTGTAACCTGTCGTGGGTCTACGTATTTACTAATTAAATCAGATTGCGTAGTTTCTTCTACTTGTGCAACAAATTGCACTACTTGTTCATCTGTTGGGGTGTATCCAAGATCATCAAAAAACTGACGTGCTTCTGCATCTGATACCATACGTGGGTCTACGTATGTGTCTAAATTTGTTTCTGTAGTTAAAGTAAATTCTGCGTCACCTTGCCCTACAAAGTTAGAAATTTCTTCCTCTGTAGGTTCATAGCCTTGGTCTGTGAATAATTCCCTAGCTTCTGCTTCAGTAACCTGTCGTGGGTCTACGTATGCACCTATTGCATCTTCTTGTGTAGATTCATCAATAGTCCCTATATAGGCTTCAATTTCTGTATTAGTAGGTGCATATCCTTGAGCAGCAAACATCGCCTCAACTTCACCTTCACTGGTGTATCCTGACCCAAACTCTAATTCAAATTGTTCAAGTATGACCGATTCATGTCCTGTAGGGCCTTGTCCTACATACTCTTCTGCTTGATCTTCAGTTAGTGTTACGCCTTGATCTGCTGCTACATCAATAATTTCTTGCGCGTCTACGTAACGATTGTCAATGTGATTAACAATGGTGTCATTAACATCGCTTTCGTTACCTTGTAATACAAACGAATCAATATCTGCTTGTGTCGCATTATAATCAGAATTAGCTTGAGTAAATAATTCAATAGATTCGGCTTGGTTAACGTAGTTTTCTGGCTCCACTTGACTAAGAATGTTAGTACGTTGTATTGGATCAGTAACATTGAGGTCATCCAATACAGCATTTGCTGCGTCTACATCACCACTTTTAATAGCACTGCGAACATCAGGATTTATAGCGGATACAAAGTTAGAAACAATATTTCCAGTCTGACTAACACCATAAGCACTGCCACCTACAGGGCCACCAACAAGGAAACCAAAAAAAGCTGCTCCAGCAACTTCACTAGCAACATCAATAGTAGGGTCTATACTGTGTAAAGTACCTTCACGATAGGCAGTAGCTAAACCTTCTTCAAGAGCTTCAGTTAAGCCTTCTTTTATTGTGATAGTAACGCCATTTGTAACTCTACTAGCAAGTTCATCTATACCTTTTGCAACAAAACCAGTAGCTACACCTTTATCCCCAAGAATAGCTTTTTCTAAAGACATACCACCAATACCCATTGTAACAGCGGTCAATGTTGCAGCAACTGTACCCGTTTGTACTGCAAGAGTCATTGCGTATGATTCGGCTTCTTCTTGTGTAAATAACTGCCCTGTCTCTGGATTTGTTGAGTTTAAAGCTACTGTTAATCCACGGTCATAGGCTTCAGAGGCTGAACCACCATAGCTTTCTGCAATATCTGTAGCTGCTGCCGCAGTAAGACCACTACCTGCTGCCATACGTGTAGATAGCGTACGTCCTACAGCCATTGCTGCGCCTTTAGCACCGAGTGTAACAAAACCACCAATAGCAAGAGGTACAAGTTCTTGTAGTGCTTCAACAGCAATGTACTCAGATATAAACGCACTAGGGTGTGTAGCTGCGGCACCAGCAATCATAGATACTTTATCAAATGCTCTTGCGTACCATGCAGCATCTTCTGGCAAATCCGACTCAGCGTTCATCATTGCGTTAAGTTTGCCTAGCTCTTCTTTGTACTCCTCAGTGTTGTTAGCTGTACCAACATCTTGCAGTTGCTGTGCAAATTTACCTAATGCTGTGCCATCTGGTGCAATACCAACCAAGGTAGACATGCCATTAAAGGCATCTAGGATACCGCCACTAGCCTTCATAACATTGGCTACAAAGTTAGTTGTAGTGGTGTAGTTACCTTCGTCTAAGGAATCAAACATGGTTTGAGCCATATCTATAAGGTTGTCAGTCCATCCTAAGCCTTCTTGTACTTCTTCCCATGACGTACCTTCTTTAACAGCAGTAAAAGCTATTTCTGTTTGTTGCTCCTCAGTCACTAAAGAATAAGCAATTGCAGAGATGGTAACACCTCTGATACTAAGCGTGTCATCCTCAGTGTACCCATAACCTAATTCAGGACTCCAACGTTTAAGTTTTTCTGAGATTACAAACTTTTTACCTTCATCGGTGTATGTAAGTTCCGCTTTACCTGACACAACATCAGAAGCGGTAACACCATCTCCTAGGGGAATTTTACTATTCTCTCCACTGTTAGCATCGGGATCAATGTCTATTGTTGAAACCCATTGACTAAATAAAGCCTCTTGTTCTTCAGGGTTGTTTAAAAGTTCTTTAAGAGCTTGTGGGGAATCATATCCTGAATCAGAAATAATCTTTTTTAAAGCGTTTATATTAGACGTACTGAGGTTTTGAGATATAGAGTTTTTATCACTAGCAAATCCACCTAATATTAACGAAGATATAGCCGAATCTTCATTTTGTTTTTTTGCAGCATTATATTGGTCTTGGTTTGTGTAGACATTGCTGTGCTGCCCTTCAGATAAGAAGTGCGTGTAAGGGTCTACATCACCTGTTAAGTTGTTAAGCTCTCTATACTCATCGGCATTAAAACCCGGATCCATTGCGCTAACAAAATATTCTTGGGTTTGTTCAAATATAGGTACTAATTCACCGTCTAATCTATCAGAACTGCGCTGTAATTTAAGTTGGGCTTCAGTTAAAGCTGGCTGCAATTCATTAAGCAATTTAGAATCAGCTTCAATTAGGGGGACTAACCGAGCAATATCATCGTTATATCCTAAACCAACGAGTCGGTTATATTCTGTAAGTGCGTTATTATAATCAGTTTCTGTAGTCCCATCTCTGTTTAATATGTCCCACTGAGTTTTTAAAGCAGTGTATTTTTCTTCGTACTCATCATAATTTTTAGTTATACGGGGGCCAACAACATCAATTTGATCTGCAATCCCATTAACTTCTTGGTAATCCCCAGATATTTTATCTAATGTGTCACCAATAAGGTCTCCTACACCAGAGTCTTTAATTTTATCGTGTAGTTCTTCAATCCCATAAGCAGATAAAACACCCATGAGTTGTCCAGCGGCTTCTTCTCCAGTACCTCCAGACAGTGCTACAGCGGCAGTACGTTGGAACGCAGCGGCAATGTATCCTATTTCACGGTCGCCAACATCGGGATTAGTAACAATATAATCTCGCACAAGTTGGGTCGTTACTAACCCCCGCGATAGCGCGTTAGCCATTAGTGCAGGTGTAATTTCTTGTCCAGTAATTTCAGCGGATAGTGCTGCACCGATCATGTTTTTAACAACATTCGGTATGGCTTTAGTAGTTGTTTGACCTGTTTCAGGGTTAGTGGCTTCTATCTCCCAACCCAGTTGTTGTCCAATTTTACCTAAACCTGCGGATACTCCAGCGGTAACTCCTCCTCTTGCAAACGCTTCAAAAGGGTCTTCACCATAAATAATAGCTTGTGTAGCGGCAACAGTACCCTGCGTAATTGCTTGTACCGCTACTTCTTTAACTCCTTCACCAAGAGCTTCACCAACAACTCCATCAATAAAGGGAGAAACGTTTTGGGTAACTTCACTACCGACTGATTGTGATACATAGGATATAGCAACAGTTTTAAGCACATCACCAAGGTCTCCCCCGTTAGCAGCTACGGAAGCACCGTCAATTAACGGTATAGCCCATGCGTTTCCTGTCGCTATAGCAACAGCTTTACCTAGAGTCTCTACTGGATTATCTAGTAAGGCTTCTACAGTATCACCAACAAAACCAATGACAGGTTCTACAATGTCATCAAAAACAAAATCAACAACATCCTCGACTGAGCCAGCAACCCAGTCTATTACATCGTCTACTATATCAACTATAGGATCAATGATAATTGCCAATTTACAATCCTCGCGCTAATGGTTTTTTACCTAACCGTACAAACACTACATATCTACCATTATTTCTGTACTTTCCAATTGCCATTTCAGTATCCTGTTGGTCTGCACGACGCTTAAACAGTTTCATAGCATTTAGATACACAGGCCCAGTAAACTCTGTTGTATAGTGCGTGATGCCTTTTTCTTGTAGGTACGTAAAATACTTAAAGCCGTTAACAACAAAGTTACGGCCCGTATCTACATTAAATGCTCGTCCCGCCATCTTTTTCTTGTCTTTGCCTTTACCTAAATGGCCTACAAAAACAGTATTACCAATCTGCACAAGATCAGTTCTAGGTAACGTAAACTCCATCCCAACTGCTGCCAATATAACTTCTTTTGGATACTTTAAATCTGGCATATTATACGCTGCCATGGCAACAATCTCAGGCCCTGTAAGTAGTTTCTCTTTACTATCTACTAATGCCACTCCATACCTCCTGCTAACCTTACATCATTTTTGTGTGCTTTGGCTATAAATAATGCGCCCTTGGTAGGTTTACTCATGCTAGCTCCTCAACAAGTGTTTCAATCGAATCAAACTCGTCTTCTGGGTCTTTAGTTTTATGTTCTTTAATAAACTCATTTAAGAGTCTAATACTTCCATTAGACCAAGACTCACCAAGCGCTTTGTCTGCGGGTATGCCGTAAACTTCCCCAAGTAAAAAGAAAATAAAAGTTACATCTAAACTATCAAGATTAGTTGCATTTTCAGTTATTGGAGTATCTAAAGATTTAGCAGGTATAAAGTCATTAGTAACTACTTTTTGCGCTGCGCTAACAGCGTTAAACAATTTTAAAAAATCAAAGGTCATGGTTCGCTCCTATTAAAGGGTCTAACCAGTATAAACACTGCACTACATTAAGCAAGCACACGCTATGAGTTGCTAATAAACGATATAGAAACGGAAGCGGAAGCTACAGCAGGGCGAGGAGATGCAGCTGACGATCCGTCTAATTTAACATTAGTATTGTCAGTTGCCCAAAAAATCTCTACGTAATCAGTTGCAGAAAGAACCAAAGAACCATTCCAATTAGCAATATCTTTTGTACCATTTCCTGTAATGGTGTAATTATGTGCACTAAAAACTTCGTCAGTGCCATTTTTCTTAACCCATACTGATACGTTTTTAGACGCGGTGTTAGTAGACTCTAACTGTAAACTTGTTTTCAGGAGATATACGCCATCATTCGTTACAGTTAAACGTGAGTTACTAACTATACTAACACCGCTACTACTCCGCGTTTGGTTAAAAATAACTGCGTATCCTGTGTTAGCATTTGATGCAGTTTGATCAGCAGTGTGGTAAAAAATCCCATAAGGAAACGAAATAAACTTACCACCATTATCTTCAGCAAATACATTAGAAACCATAACTATAAGACGGCTAAAAAACAATCGTATAATACTACTGTTCTGATCCATAAATGGACGTTCATATGTATTTGGAGCTAATGGGAGTGCAGGAGGTTCTACACGTTGAAGTTCATTAGACATTAACGTCTCCCATCAGGACGCGTATCCACTCTAGGCGCTCCAAGTTGCCATTTAACTCCTAAATCAGTAGAGGCCATTTCTATAGACATCTGCCTTCCACGAACTCTAGTATTTACTTGCCCTGTAAATTGTTCAATAGGCACAACAGCAGTTCTTGTAACTGTTCCTGTTGCGTTCCCCCCTTCTGAGAGTGGACTGTTATACCCTGACCCTGAGTTTGCAAGAGGTAGTAACTTCATCGTAGCACTAGGAGAAGTAGCTGTAGACCCCTCAAAAGTAACATCAGGAATAATACGCCATACAAACGCAAACCTATCTCCATCATCAATATCAAATTGACCTGAAGTAATTGTTGCCGCTATTGGTGCAGGTACACTTGTTTGGTTGTCATCTGTACCCTGCTCATGATTAACAAGATTAAAACTATAAGTTGCCGCAAGTGGGAAATTACGTAATCCAGAATCAAGCCATGCTGTACGCCCTAAAGTGCCGTAATACCATGTCTGCTCTAAGTAATTAAACACAACATATTTATCTATAGTGTCATTACCTATAGAGCAATAAAACCACCAAACTTCATGGAATGCTTCGTTCGTACCTGCAAAAACTTGGTCATACTGCAAAGTATTAAAGTCTTCAAATACGTATCTACGTACGGTACAGGGTAGTGGTTGACTTCGACCGTCATACATATAAAACTTATCTTTGCCCATCCAAAAAGCAACACCGTTAGCAAATGCAACAGAGTTCATAGATGCTATAGATATGTTGTCACCAACTAACTGAGCACCCCATACAGCAGGCGCACCTTGATACTGTAATGAGTATAGTGAGGAGTTAGTCCAAATAAGAACTTCTTGACGTGCTTGTTTAGCCGCAATTATCTCAGTTCCTCGTGACAGTCTTAAAGATCCCGCTTGATTTGTAGATGCTGGTGTCCACTGCGCTATATTTTCTTGATCAGACCAGCGAATAAGCATTGGATCAACTGTAGCAGTGCCAACATCATTAGTACCAAAACAAAATACAAAACGATTTATATCAGATACTAAAATTAAGTTTTGAGAGATAGGTACATTAGATGCACCACTAATAGAAGACAAATAAACACCGCGAGTATTTACTCCGTTTGTTGCATCCCAATAAAAAATATCGCCCCCGCGAGGGCCGAATACTAAGTCTTCACCAAAATTAAACTGACTCCATAGACGTATTGCTTCAGTAGAAACACCACCTGTACCCCAAACACCTGCGCCCCATGTACCACCACCCCAACCAGAAAGTGGTATTTCGTAAGGTTCTCCAGTACGTATTTGATACGTGCCAACAACGGATGACCCACCATTACTTGTGTCCGCGCCACTAGCGGTGGCAGTAGCAATTATTGTATAAGTATTTGCATTAGGTACGGTTACAATTTGATATTCTGCGTTTAGTACACTGACTGATATATTACCGCCTAACGATGCAGCGCCACTAAACGTAACAAAATCATTCGTACGAGCACCATGGCCTGTATCAGTAACAGTAAGCGTTGCCTGACCGCTAGTAGCAGCAAACGTTACGTCTCCCGCACTAGTAGTAGAGCGTATAGGTGTAATGTCGTTATACCCACCGCCTTCTTCTAAATAGAATTTTAAGTGTGTACCAACACCAATAAGATTAATGCTGCCTAATGTTGACCAATTCCATAGAGACCGACAGACACCAAGAAACGAAGTTTCTGATATTTGTTGCCACCCACCTATTTTTTCAGGGAAGCCCTGTCTAAAGCGAACTTTATCACATTCATACCATCCAGCTTCATCGGCATAGCGTGTAACTTCTCGGTTAATACCGGGTTTAAATACTAACTTCTTTAGGGCCATAGTTCACCTACATAGTTTCGCCAAATACAGCAGGTAATGTAGTAACTTCTATAGCTACGTGCTGTTTTAGGTTTAGCGTCTCGCCACAATCAGAACAAACATCTGTTTTGACTTCCGATTCATCAAGATCATATCCACAATGTGCGCACACAATTTCTATTGTATGTGCAGGATTAACACCTTGGGCTGTTTCTTTTGCACTAACTGTAGTCTTCATTTCTTTTTCATCACGCTGTCGGCTAAACCTCCTCCAAAATAAAACATGACTATAGTTAACATAATCCAGTCAATTTGAAACTCAGACAGAATTGCTTTAACTCCAGTAACGTCTTTATCTAAGAATGTCATAACAATAACTAACACGTAAGTTGAGATGTAAGTCACAGAAAACATGGTTGCCATGATTCGTTGTGCGAGTTTAAATGGAGCATAAGCAGACATTAAATCAGTTTTTGCCTTAGTGCGAGCTTCAATCATCTCAACGTCAGACGTATGGAATGAATCAATCAAATCCATACCCTTACTGATTACATCACCACTACCAAAGATCGTACTTAAAACACCCATAGTTAATCCTTTATTTCAAAATGTGGGAAGTCCTGCCAGCTTTTCCACAAGCCTCCCCATTTCAATTCATACCCTAGCTGCCCAGACGCTTGCAACATAGCCGCAGCTATTATAGCTAGGTGTTCTTTTTCCCAGCTAGCTTTTCCGTCTACGTAGGCGTACACATCAACAGCTTTTCCGCTTTGGTGATATGAGAGGTTGTTGACTCCATCTGCTTTAGATTTACCATCCGTAAACAGTTTGGACTGGTCTTCAACTGTACGCAAGCCACCAGTGCTAGGGATACCGAAGTCAATATTAGTAAGTTTAATAGCGAGATCCGCAATGTCAATAAGTCGTCCATCTACACCTGTTAAATTTTTAATACTATTATTACTTAATTGAAAACTCATTTTAACCTCTCAAGTATAACGCCACGCCAAATAGTGCTGCCACGATTACTAATAAGATACCCATAACTTTTATAGCTAAGGTTATGTTTTCTTCAATCGCTTGCTGACGCTTATATTTCTGACGCGCTTTTTCTTTTTCAGCTTCGCGTAGATCTCTTGTGTATTGTTGTTTAAACGCTAAAAAATCATGGTAGCCTCTAAGTCTTTGTTTATTAAGCATATATTTCAGTTCTTCTTCCTGAATCCTTAACTGCTCCTTGGCTTGAAAGGCTTCTAAGACATTACCTGTTCCTGCTTCAACTTGCTTGGCTATGGCCTTCTCAGCACCAAAATACTCACCAACGGCTTTACCAGCAGATAGTAACTCTCCACCGTTGCTAAGTGTTTGTTTTATAACTTGAAATGCTGCATTAGCAATTGCTAATTCGGCTAACATATCCACAACCTCCGTGAATAAAGTTCCAGAGTTATTTCATAAGGTTTTCTTGACGGCTGCACGACCATGTAATCCTGTAACTGATACTCAACGCCAAGTGCCTTTACTGTGTATATTCCGCTTACTGGTGCTTGAGCAGGCGAAACATGAACAGGGTAAAGTTCAAGTGACGTTGACCACATCTAAGCAGCGGCGGCGGTCATAGCAGTCATGCTTTCTGTAGTCCAGTAATCTTTAGCAAGCATTAGAACTAGATGTTCTTTGTTACGCGCTAGACAATCTACCCAATCTGCGTCTTCCATATCGGCTGGCTTACCTGCATTGATTAGGGCTACTGAATCACCACAAGCTGCATAGTGTGCTGCGATTTCTACTGCTGTTAATTCATCCATTGTTCTATCCTTCTAGTGTTGTGATACGTGCAGCAAGTGCTGCATTTTGGGTTGATAATTCTTGTATTGCTTGAACCATTATAGGTAGCAAGTTGCCATACTTAGCTTCTAGCTTGTCAGGGTTATCGTCTAACACTAAATCAAGTACAGCATTGTTACCGTCACAGGCTGCTAGTAACTCTTGTGCTAAGAAGCCTATACGAGTAGTACCATCTTTAGCGTTACCATCACGGGTATCCCACAAGAACTGTACAGGTCTAACAGTGTTAATAAAGTCTAAACCAAATGGTGAATCAATGACTGATGTTTTATCACGAGAGTCGGACAGGGAAGAGATTGAAGTATCGTTGCAACGTAGATTAGATACATTTCCATCGCCTAACGTCATTTGTCCATTTGCTGTTACAGTTGATGACTGAGCATTAAAACCAATCGCTGTGCAGTAAGTGCCTGTCGTGGTGCTAGATAGAGCGTGAGAGCCAAACCCTGAATTACGATTTCCTGTGGTGTGACTATACATTGCATTTTGACCGCAAGCAGTGTTATAGATGCCTGTGGTATTAGTAAATAAAGACTGATGACCAAATGCAGTGTTATCAGCACCCGTAGTGTTATTCCATGACGAGTTTGTACCTGCCGCAGTGTTGTTTGATGCTGTGGTGTTAGCACCTAAACAACCTGTGCCTAAAGCGGTATTTTGAACACCTGTTGTATTTGCATCTAAAGCTCGATAACCTATAGCAACACTATAAGTACCTGTAGTATTTTTGGACAACGCCTCATATCCTATAGCAGAATTAAAAGAACCAGTCGTATTGTCACCCAAAGCGTCATAACCAGAAGCAGTGTTGTCACCTCCTGTGGTGTTAGACATTAAAGCAATCCTACCAACAGCAGTGTTATTAGCACCTGTAGTATTTAAACCCATAGAATAAGAGCCTACTGCTGTATTAGCAGCACCTGTGGTATTAACATCAAGTGATTGTTGTCC